CCCCTCTCCTAGGCATTCGCTCGAAGATTTGCCAGTAAGCCGCTCAGCCATATATGTGTGTACCCGAAGGGGGAACACTCATTATGAAATAATGAAGAAGCACTGTCACATAACCAGTCAATTTTAAAAGTAGACCACTTTACGCGACAATCGTATATATTTCTATATTTTTGGGGAACTTCTCAGTACGCACTATTTTTACTAATGAAAAACGACCCCATTAATCACTAAAACGTTAATACGACACGCTACGAAACCTCTTGAGGTATATCTTAGGTAGCCTTTAAAGCTAATAGGGCTAAGAGACGCTCTAAGAGCCGTTCTCCTACCCCCTAGCCATGGTACCATTAGTCTGACCAACCCTCTCTACGGAGCCTGTGCGCAGCGAGAGCTACTTTGTTACGATTCTTCTCTCTACGCTCTACTGAAATGCTCTCTAAGACGTCCTCAGTGAGCCGATGTAGCCCTAGGGCCATTAATCCTGTTAATAATACACTCATGTTTTACTCTTCTTCCACCTCAAGGTGGGGTTAATTACGTGTATCAGGTGCTTATAGCCCTAAAGCCGCTTTAAGAACAACTACAATCAGGCAGGAGCCGACTGCTAGGCACAAGGCCATGACCAGATGGTCTTTATAGTTTGTCATTATTTACTCCTCCGCCTCAAGACGGGGTTAATGAAGCACCTGATAAAGGTGCATACGGGGATGCTGAATAAAAGGATGAAGAACATGTCCCTTTTGGTAGCATCATAATGCTCTTCGTCACGCTCGAACTCGAACGCTTGTCTACAGTGCCCCTCTCCGTCGATCTCATAGAATGAGGTATCAACGTAGTTCTGGAACGGTTGCCAGAACCATTGCTTAGGGCTATACACGCTGTTATAGAAGGTTCTGCCACTGATAGTGGACTGCCTGTTACCACGAGAGATAGCATTGCCTACGCAGTCTACGGATACCAGTATGTTTAAGAAATGCTCTTTTTTAGTCATGTTATCTCCTCATGTCAATTGAATAAGTGCTAACACCTTGTCCGAATTAATAGCTGCTTTCTCGGACAAGGGGTTATAGAATAAGTGCCCACCTAGGCGACCGCGTATACTCGCAATCCATCAGGTGGGGCTTGGTGCTACTTGTACTACACCCAGTGACTCAACGACAATACGGTCGAATGTTGGTGTTACATCATCTTATATAGTATCTCGCATAAGATAGCGAGTACTGCTAGGTCTAACGCCTTCATACGGAAGAAGACTTTAACTTTATCTTTAGTGTTATAGCTAATCTCTACTACTTTCACTGGGCTTCCCAGCGAATTTCTAGAAGCCCTGCCCCGTTCGGTTCTCTCATCCATGCTTTACTACCCCCATCTATGGTGTATCGTTTGTTATATCTGCTGCTGTCATATTCTGCATATCTAAATCCAAAGACCCCACGAAATCATAAAGTATAGGGTATGTATCCCCGTCGCCCATCCTCCACCAATGGTCAGGTGGGTTTGTTAGTGACGTTAAGTAGTGAGGTACACCTGAATTGTAAATACTAGAAACATCTGATGTTATGTCAGAACCCCACAGAGCTAGCTCATCCAAGGTACAACTATTTCGCATGTAATTACCAGATGTGCCGTTCCTACCTACCCTAAAATACTCAGGTAATATATCACCTGTGAATCCGAAATTATTATGCTGTCCAGTTAAGCTTACGCTTGAGCCATTTATGTACATCTTAAACCTACCGTAATAGGATGAGAGCGAACCCGAAGATGCACCTGTTGTTCCTCCATCGTAAGTTATGATAAAGTGGTTCCAAGCCGTTGTTACTGAGTTAGGTGGAGAGAGTACTGTTACGTTATTACCATCACTGCCATACCTCAATTTTAGCCGCTTGTCTCCACCAGATCCATCATACCACAGCTGAACCCTACCCTCATTAGTTTGATCTGAACCTCCAAACATAAGTATGGTTTGCTCGCTATTGGTGTTGCTACCTGCCTTGAAGAAGAAAGAAACACCCCAAGCATCAGATGACCCAGACCCATTACCTGACCTATAGAGAGGGTTATTTGTGTCTGGCGAGCATTCACACCAATCATTTTGGTTGAATCTAACGCTTTTAGTGTTAGAGAAAGGCGGGTTACTTACATTAATCACTAGAGTTTCTGAGTCTTGTCCGTTATAATTAATAGCACTCATACCTACGTTATAAGTCCCAGCTGCAAGTCCAGTACCCCCTATGAGCTTTCTATTATTACCCTCAGCTGTTGTAAGACCAGCTGGTAGATTTGACCACTCATAACCAACACCATAATCCGCTATTAGCTCGTAGTTTATGGTGTTGCCTGTTACTGAGTTTATGCTAGTGGTAGACGTTATTGCAGGTAGTTGGTCTGTACCTGTACCTGTCTCTTGAAACACAGAGTTAAGCTCATTAACTACTGTGGCAGAGTCAGCACCGTATGAGATGCTGTTCTCATCAACAAATGAAGAGTACTCTAATTCACTCACAATCTCTATATCTCTAGATATGTCACGGATAGACACCTTAGTACCAGAAGATATGGCTTGCAGGTTGTTTAGGAACTGTGCCCCATTACTGTTCTCGATGAAAACTGCATTTGCAGAGTCATCCCTATATGTTTTTACAATCATAAAGCTATTACCCCCAAAGCAGTACCCGCGTTGACAAGAGATCCATCCACAGACAACCTCACCTGTAGTGCTATTGGATTATCTTTGGTGTTACTATCACCTATGTATATTAGGTCTGGCTTTAAGCTAAACCTGTACTGTATTCCGCTACCCCTATCCAACCTACCAAGAGATGTCTCTAGTGTGTATGAACCTGCACCCGTACCAAGCATGTATCGCAGGTCTAGACTGCAATTGTTTGAAGTAGGGGTTATTGTAAAGTCATTCCTTATATACACCTGATAGCCTATGGGTAATTGCGTAAAATCTAACTCGCCAGATGCTGTATTCATTAAGGAAGATACACCTTGAGGTAGGCTACCAGAGTTACTAAATAAACCTAAGCCATCGTTAGGTATCGAAGTCCAAACATCAGCGACGAGTGATAATGGTGAGGATGAAGTACTGGTATCATTATAATCTGCAAACCCACCTATGGTGTTACCACTGAATGACTCTATTCTTCTTATAGGCATTATGCACCACCTATTATCTTAATGCGACCTGAAGAGTCGCCTCTTATGTATACTGGTAGGTATGTCGTGTTGTATGTGTAGAAGTTACAACCATTCGGTATTAATATAGAGTCGCTATTATCTAGGGGCGCACTGTCCCCTATATACAGGTAGATGTTTGTACCTATATTATTGAATATGTCCATATTACCCTTCATACCTACTGGCAGTATCTCTTCATACGAGGTTGTTATGTCATAACCTATTGTCTTTGCCATACTTATTCCTCCTTACTTTAAGTTGCGTATTTTAATGTATTGTTGTCTCATCCGTCTAATCGTCTCAAACGGGGAGGGGAATATATATCCAAGCAAGAAGATGCCGAAGGCAATCCACGCTAGGATCTTAGGGCTAGGCATGTTGTTTACTATAAATGCCTCAGTATCAACACCACCTTGTATGGCAGTGTTGCTTGTGTCGCTGCTAAGGGTAACGTCGCCACCCTCAGTTTCTATTTCATTCTTACGTTGGTCACCAGCAATAACCTGCTTGTTAGCTTCTTTACCAACCTGTGCGTGGATCTGGGGGCCACCGCCCCCTAGACCTACAGCTTTCTTGACCATATCCATAGGGCTACAGGCCGTTAAGACCAGTAGCATCAGGACAAGCTCTATACGTTGAAAAGTTGTCATGTGTCTCTCCTTCCTTATGCTTCTGGGACTAATATTTCACCTAGGGCTACTGAGCCAGTAGGGTGAGTTAATACGAAGTCTTCACTATCTACTAATATAGTAGCTGAACAAGCGTATGTGAGGGGCATAGTTACACTTTGTCCTTGCACGAATAGTATCATACTATCAGGAATAGCTGTCCCATCAGATACAGTAAAGACTGCTCCATCCTGTCTTGTAAATGTTATGATGTCATTGTCGTAATCAAGTGCTACACCAAACCGCAGTGAAGTACCTGCGGATTCAGTTGTGTGAAGGGTCACTGGGGTTCCACCTGTAACTCCTCCCGATACTGAAATAGTTTGGGAGTTTCTATCTAAAGCGCAAGTAACAAAAGCAGACCACCCAGACGATAACTCTGCTAGTGTTGTAAGTAGTTGTGCATACCCAGCTCCTGCGCTAGATGAAGGTAAATCTATTACCATTTCGTATGTGACTACACCTGTAACACCTGTTCCTGTAGTATGAGTGCCAGAGGCAAGCACTGCACCTACGCCATCTTCAGTAGCTATCTCACCTCTTCCGATAGTACTTGTTACGAAGGTAGCTGTGTTCAGCTTGACGCCTGAATAGTCCATAGAACCATCTGCACCGAACACTTGTGCATCTGCGTCTGATAATCCGAAGCTCCAATCACTAGCACTGACTGGTGCAGGATCAATAGGCTCCTCCATGCTCAGCCATAGGTTCACATGCTCTATGTCTTCTGCTGTAGGTTCAGTGTTAAAGATGAATGCCTTTGACAACACCTGTGAGTTATCCATGCCGATAGTGCATCCGTTATAGTAACGATAACCTGCATTCGGCCCTACGCCTGTGTAGCTCGCTTGCGGAACACCATCAATATATGCGTAAACAGCAGATCCGTTAGTTTTTGAGTCAAGAGCAAGTACAATATTGGTGTACACATCGTCATCGACCATGTCTATATCACCGATAAGCTTTGAACCACAATCGCCTATCTCTCCATTACACTGACCTGTTGCCCCCAAAGCAGGGTACTTGTAGAATTGGTTCTGGTTAGAACTAGAGGAGAACTGTATTACACTTAGCGCATTAGTCCCACCAAAATTAGAACGTACGCCGAAGCAGGCACCATACTCGCCAGAGTTTATCCCTATTGAGTTAGTTATGGAGCTTGAACCATCTGACCAATTGTTATTTGTTGTATAGAAAGTCTGAGTAGATCCACTCTCCTTAGTAATACCCTTAGCGTGAACAGTGATACCGCTACCCCCTTCAAGGTGCGGGTATCCAAGGGCGTCTCCGTGATAGCCCTTAATTGACTTAACCTGATCGCCGATAGCATCAACAGGATTGAGCGCGCTAATGTCTGAGAACATCATTGTCAGGTCAGTGAAATCATAAGCTATGCCTACCTTACCTGTCTGCATAAGAGTAGTGATATCGAAACCTGCTGAACCACCTAAGCCGAAGCCCAGTGTGCCATCATCTTGCTTAACCATGAAGTGGTAAGTGCCCTCTGTATGCACGATGAAGATCTCACCCGCCTCTGACTGGTTAGGATCTAGGGCCTTAGCGTCTAGGCTATCGTAGATGTGGAGGTTGTTGTATGCCATGCGAACTGGCTGCTTCTCTGTGATGCTACGCTTCGCGTTACCTGTAATGGATAGTGCCATATTATGCTTCCTCCTCTTCTTCTACTGCTGGGCTGTAAGGCTGCAAGTATGTAGGGTTAGTTAGTCCGTTCACTAAGAACAAGTCTGCTAGTGCAGTCTGGTCGATAGTACGGGTGTCGTTGTCTTCGTAGATACAGTAGTAGTCGATGTCGATTACTGACTTGATGTACGCAATGGCGGCCTCGCTATACCCTAGGGCTACTAGGAACGAAGGGTAAAGCTCATCGTTGAAGTCGTCAACCAAGTCAGCGAACTCCGACACAGCGTAATGCTCAGCGCCTACAGCGCCCTCGTCGGACTCCATTACCCACACTTGCTCATGTGTCTCAGCTGGATCTGTTTCAGCGAAAGCTTTAAGTTTATTATGGAGGGCCAAGCCTAACTCCTTATCCTGTGCTACGATCTGTACCATGTATTGCCATTCTGTTAATTGAGCCATGTGACCCTCCTGTTTGTTTTATTGATGTACTCTGTGCCCAAAGCACATGAAGAAAACCCCCGCCGAAGCGGGGATATTGTATTACGCTGGTGTAGTGTAAACGGTTTCTGTAGCTGCATTAACTAGAACCCAAGTGTCAGTAGTAGCTGTGCCTGTAGCTGTAACCATTGTGTAAACACCAGCGTTGTTAGCAATGAATAAACCGCCGATATCTTTATTAGATAGAACTGTGTCATTAAGTGCGCTAGTTGCGTCGTCAAGATCCGCCTTGAGTACTACAGGGATCTCGTCAAATACCAAAGGAGTTGCGTCTAGGATGGGGCCTTCTAATACTGCGTTGCCTGTGATTGATAGTGCCATGATAAATTACCTCATTTGTTGTTAAATATATTTAAGTGCTGCTAAGTGATTAACCTGTGTAATCTGTACCAGATGTCAAAACTGCTGCTGTTTGTCCAGTTACGCCTGTATCATCTACAACACAAAGTACGGGAGCCGTGCCGTTGTCAAAGATGAATAAGCCGCCATCTGTTACAGACGAGCCAGCGCCACGGAAATCGTAAGGGCCAGTGCCCTCTACTTCTGCTTCAGCGATAACAGGGATGCTTGTAAAGCAGCGAACAGCTGTAGTGTTCTCCGCTTGGAAGCTTACAGGCTGTGAATCACCTGAAAATGTAGTGCCATATGCCATGATATGTACTCCTATAGTTGTTGATATTAATATCGTTTCTTACGTGTTTGACTCTTCTGAGCCACTCCTGTCATCCGTTCCCGTCTAAGTGCTGGGTCAAGCATGACTCGAAGTTCTGCCTTCATGTCCTTCACTGCTCGCTCTTTCTCCACCCTATGGGCGTCATAGTCAAGCTCTTCAATACATTGCCTCACGGCTCCTGCCAGTGAATCAAGTCTGTCGTCATGCCTCAAGCAGCCACGTTCTCTAGAGATGTGGGCCATTTGGTGCATGAGAGTATAGGTTATAGCCTTGCCAGTTGGGTATTGGCGGAAAGCCGAAGCTGTGTCTTCCTTGATGACTGCCTCTGATATCACCAGCCTATGGTTAGATATAACAGGCTCTAGGATATCGCATATGCGATCTTCCTTCTGACCCATAACATTATCATCTACCAACGTGCATGGGTGGTGTTTCTCAAATAGTGGCCGAAGTGCAGCCATGTGTGCGCCGTTACCGTAGTTCTTCTCAATGAAGACCTCACGGGCGCCTGCTTTCTTAGCAGCATTAACTAACTTCATTAGGCTAGCTTCTTCATAGCCTCCTAATGCACCGCCTATGTCGAGTAAGTACATTGTGGTGTTGATCAGGCCTAATATAGAGTAAGCCATTTCGTCACCGTTCGCACCGCCACCGGATGGATCAATGTACATGATCTTACGGTCATACACACGCCAGTCGTAGGGTTTATCTACAACGGCTTGGAAGTGGCTATCTCGCAGGTTGCCTATCTTGGGCAGTCCTTTGATGGTGCTTTCAGCGGCTTTACTATGCATAGGAGAGACTGGCCCTTCTAGTTCATTGTATAGCGCTACTGCTAAGTTATTAAGCTTGAGAGGGAACTTGCTAGCATCCGACAGTTGCGTATTGAGCATGAATTGCAGCTGGAACTTAGCCGCACCCTGTGAGCCTTCTTTCTTTGTGAGTCCCGCATCATCTAGGCCATCCATCTCTGGACACGTTGCATGTCCTGAACCACCTCCTATGCCTTGTCCAGATTGCAGCTCTGGGTTTAGCTCTATGTCACGACGGAACATAGGAGCCAATAGGCCATCAAAGTCTGGCAACTCTTCCACTGTTGGATAACGACCAGTCCAGATACGAACCTCGTACCCCCGCGCAGGGAGTTCGGTGTAGATACTATCGCTAGATTGCGGAGTACCTAAGTACACGATATCACCACTAGAGTTAATAGATTCAAACTCTTTGGTGGTATCTTCTAGGATAGCCTTAGCTTCCACGGTTCGTGTGTTCTTCTGTGATTCAACGTCATCCGCTATCAGGAGACCAGCGCGCATCCCCGCACAACCTGCCTCAATTGATTGGCACACTACCGATGGTGACTTTGGTGCCCCCTTTAGCGAGTAGTGAACGTCGAACTTCTCAGTGCTGTCACTATCACCATTGCTGGCATCAGGGCACATGAACTGTAAGTAGTCTACATTTCTGAAGATTTTAACAATCCATGTGGAAATCTCCTTAGCTCGTTTAGAGGACTGGGAGAAGATAACAACAGCAAGGGAGGGTTTGTGTATAAGCTTGAACACGGCGTAGATAGCTGCAACTGTAGTCTTAGCTTGTCCTCGCTGTGCCATGATCATACGATACAACGGGCCAGTCTGTAGGAAGTCGAGCATGTCGCCCTGAGTCCTGTTTAGCCTTGGTTTGCCGGGGATTGTCCTCTGTAGGATATCATCAGCGAAGTTAAGGAGGCCTTCTGTTGTATTAGGGTAGATCTCTTGTAGAGCGGCCAGCAGTTCCCACTGCTTAGCCTGCTCTGCTAGTGTCATCCTTTTAGCCATATATATTACCTCTCAAATGTTAGCACGTTACCTTGGCTCTTCTCGCGAAGCTCCTCAAGTTTCTGAGCTATCTCGCTCTGCTCTTCCGAGTCATCGTTAGAACACACTACTTCGTTCTGCTGTACCCACTTAGCGGCTGCTAGTAGGTCTTTGGTTTCGATTGTGTAAATACGATCTTCTTCATCAGCACCATCGTGCTTAGTCTTTATCGCATTTAGCTTGTCTAGGAAGAGTTCGTTCACAAGACCGTGAACACTCCCTACTTCCGTCTCTGTTGCTACTGTCTTCTTTGACATCGTAATTACCTCTCGACATGTTAAAAACCATAAGAGCTATACGCATTATAACGTACACCAGTGTCGATATGTACACCCACTCTTGTATGGTAAGGCCCCAGAGCGATAGACCCGTAGGCACTACCACTGGGGCTATATCCGCTGCTACTTTTAATAAACTATCTGACATATCAAAAGAACTCCTCTATTATTATTACTCCTGCTGAACCGTCCTGTGGGTCTGCGTTACCTGTAGTCGAGCCTAGCCCACCTACTCCATAGTTGCCACTAGCAACGTCAAGGTGTCCTGATTGGTTAGCTACTGATCCTCCTAGGAACGAGCCACCACCTATTGAACTAAATATTTCATCAGAAGATGTACCGGATGGGTCTGATCTCTCGAAGCGTTTAGTACCGAAAGAGCCACCGAATAGTAACTGACCTGCTGTGCCTACACCCCCTGCACCGCCTGACCAGTCATCGGGAGAGACTCCCCCGCCGTTACCCCCAGTAGCTACTACGTGTGCGCCTAGAGATGATGTACCCCCAGCAGCTCCCGCCACTGGGCCGTTGCCACCTGCTCCTTTAGAGCCTCCTGCTCCCACTGTAACTGTTAGGCTGGCGCCTACAAGAGCTGCTGTTAGGTAAGCAATAGCGCAACCGCCACCGCCACCACAAGCGCCTGCGTGAGTATTGAAGTTGTATAGCTGGCCACCACCGCCACCGCCTACGACTGTTACCTTTACAGTACGCATACCAGTTGTGGGTGTGTATGTACCTGAAGCAGTGAACACTTGCATAGAGGCTGCACCTGTGCCTAATGCACTCGTCACTTGCTTAGCTGTAACGTAGCGTGTGTCGTCTGTACCTACTGCGAACTCGGCATCAGTGAGCTTCTCAACCGTACCCGCTACCGTCTCGGTTGCATAGGATACGCCGTTCAGCCCTACAAGTGCGTCATCAACATATGTACTCAGTCCGGCTACACTGTCATCAAGGTAACTCTTAGTAACCGCATCACTATCTAGTGTAGGGACAGAAAGACCCGTGAGAGAGCCTCCTGACATATCTAGGCCCATAGGCAAGTATGTAACTCCTAAACCATCACCTTCTATGTTTGAGTTATATCCGTCTTCTATTTCCTGAACTGCCATGAGTACTTGGTTAAAAGCAATATTCATGTTAGTTGGCTTAGCCATGTTGGCATAGCTAAACGAACTGTATATGTTTGTAGTAGGGGTACGACGACGAACGAAGACCTTAGCATCAACCGCTGGGGCTGTGTCAAAGGTCAGTACGTTCTCAATGTCGAAGTTAAACCCTGTGTCTATAAGTAGATCATCAACATAAACCTCTACGTGGGAGCTATCAAGATAGCCCCCTTTAAAGGCCATAGAGAAGGCCGTTTTGGTTCCGTCGCCTACATGCGAGAATGAAGAATTAGCCATTGTGGCCTCCTGTTATTTTAGTTGATTAGTTAGTTGCTGCATAGTCTGAGCGACACCAATAGAGTTAGCTAAGGGAGCCAGCTTGCGCCACTTCTCAGCTGTCTTGTAGCCATCACCATCTCCTTTCATAAGGTCTACTAAGCTATGTGTAGCTTCTGCTACATCTTGCCCTAGACCTAGTGCTGGTGCTATGGATCCGATGTTGTACCCACTGTAACCTACCTCACCGTGTCGCTGGGCCATAGCTGCGTCAGGTAGCATGTTAAGGGAAGCCAAAGCGTCGCCTGCTAGGTTGAGTCCTGCTACCTGCGGTAGTGCAGTTGCAATACCCCAACCTAGGTTCTTAGCCTCAAACTTCTCGTCAAGGTAGGCCTGTGGGTCATCCTGACCGCCAGACTTCATAACGTGTTTAGCTGTATAAGCCAGACCTGCGAACATAGTGGACTGCATGAAGATCAAGGCCGCGATAGTCTTGTCTCCCTGCACATCATGTACAGCCTGCTTCTCTATAGAGGTTATCGAGAAAGACTTAAACTGAGTCATCATCTTACCTAGAGTAGTACTCATCCATACGGAGTTATCACCGATGAAGTTCTTCTGTACAACACGACCAGATATGCGGTGCATGCCTGTGATCAATGTCTCGCGAGCTTCAGGTGTCATAGCGTTGAAGTCCAAGCCCTTACGGCCATTAGCTAGAGTCTTGGGGTTAGCCTTCATAGTCTTGGTGAACTCCTTACGGAATGCCTCATCTAATCCTGCCTCATCCATACTCTTAGCGAACTTGCCCCAGTTACCATCCTGTACAGCATCAGCCATACGGAGGTAGATACCACGCATAGCTACACGCTCATAGTTTCCCTGTATCTGCTGGAAGCCAGAGGCGTACTTGCCTACACGTCCTAGGCCTGCCATTACGCTATCAAACGCTTGACCAAAGCCCTCGCCTGCATCGTCACCGATAGCTTCACGGTGTACAGAGTGAGCGGCCATAGCATTGTCTTCACCAATAGGGAACCCTACTAGAGACTCCATGTCTCGCATAACCTCGTCGTGATGCTCTCCGGCTATCTTGTTACCAGCCCGTTTAGAGCGAGTCCAGAAGAAGCCAACCTGCGGCACTGACGCCATAGCATTACGGAAACCGAGTACAGAGGTGATACGAGCCATCTCTGGTATCTGAGCGAAGCCTACGTTCTGTAGTCTTAGAGAGGCAGTAACACCACGTAGGCGTCGGAAGCCCTCGGAGTTCTCACCCTCTAGGGACTGGCCGTAGATAAGCTTAGCAGCATCACGGAGGATATCCGCTTCATGCTTAGCATTAGCTGCGTCTTGGCCGTTGTTACGACCTGCACGCTCTGCTGCATCTATCTGCCTCTCAAAGTCTTCCTGTGTACGGAACCCTTTACGAGCCATAGCAGAGTCTCCCGCTGCTTCTTTGATGTACCCATCAGCAAGTATGCCCATGTCATTATCAAGCAAGTCAATCATTTTGACGTCACCAACCTGTGCGTTGATATTCATATGCAACGAACTCTTAGCTCGGTTAGACATGCTTCTTCCGTCTGACTCTCTTGCTGTCTCCTCAACTAGGTTACGAATAGCACGATCATCTACGCCAGCAGACCTAAGCTCAGCTATGATACGCTCTTTCTCAGCTGCATTAAACACACCATCAAAGGCTTGCTTAGCGCTCAGCGTAGAGTCTATAGCGCGATTGTACTGTACCTTGGCTATCTTGTTAGCTAACATAGCAGGTATCTTATGACGACCTGTCTGGTAAGCTTTAGACATTGTACGACGAACAGCCTGCGGACTAGTACGACTGACAGCATTATCTACTGCTCGACCTTTAATCATAACAGGTGCGTAGGTACGATCTGTTTGTACATTCTCGAACCCTACTACATCATTATCCTTTCGGATCTTGAGGCCCATTTCCATCTGGTCAGCGAAGCCCTTTGCGGCCTGCTTTACGCTGGCTGGTGCACTTGGGTTAGGGGAGTCCACCTCTAGCCTTACAAGCTTGTCGAACTCTTCACGGTTACGGCCTATGCCACGGGATATGATATTACCGCCCTGTGACTTCATCCATGCGTTATATCCTTCGTTGTAGCCGTTCTTACCTGCACCTTGCATCTGCGTCTCGAACTTATGCTTGAGGATAGCTGCTGTCTCTTCGGGTACACGATTACCTTGTGGGTTCTCTAGTAAGTCTCGACCTATTGAGCGAAAGGCTCCATTCTGTGAGTGGTCAATAGAGGCGTATGCGCTCTGTACCTTGCTGGTCTGTGTTGAGCCGCTACCTACGTTGAAGCCCTTAGTGTGTACAGGTACTTCAGCGGAATCACGTACACGCTCTGCCATAGAGTCATACATCTCTTCATCACCAACTACAAAGGCTTCCTCAGCAATCTCTGTCCCTTCAACCTGTGCCGCGCCTGCGGAGGTATCTTGTTTGGCTAGAGCTTCGTCCCTAAGTGCATCAAGGGAGTCTGTGTCCATTATGTCATTAGCTGGCTCGTCTATCTGATATGATGCACGTCCTGCATTCTCTGCATGCTCATCATACATATTACGGGCGTTAGCGTCTGCTGCTAGCTCATCCAGCTCATCCGTAGCATCTGCTAGTTCTGGGTTAGCCTTACGAGTAAGGGCACCTAGGGCACCACCTAATACAAAGGAGCCAACTGCTGCCACACCTATCTCATCAATACCACGCTGTGTGTCATTCTGGATAAGGAAGGATTCAATTACTGCACCCTCACCAGCGGCGATAGAAGCACTACGAAGTACGTTAGCTACCTTACCAACCTTAGCTGATATGCCGATAGGGCCAGTAGCCGCACCAACTGCCCAGCCTACAGGGTCAAGGATAGCCGCTGTCACTTCTGCTGCTGCCCCACCTAGGCCGTAAGACTGAATAGTTTCAGCTCTGCCCTTGTCTTCTTCTACATACGATATACGGTTACGCATATCGTCTTGGGACTCTGACTCACGTAAGTAAGCCACGTCCTCAGTAGACCATTGACGCTGATCATACTCAGACAAATCTACACTGTGAGCATCAAATGATGTATCACTGGCATCTTCATATTTCTTATCTAGAGATCTATTGGCCCCACGCGCAACTGAGTCAATAACATGGTGTTGCTCAACTGCTGTGGAGAAGGCGTTCCCAAAGTCTTCCACAAAGGTACTCGGCTGCTGCTCAAGACGATCTTGTTCTTTATTGATAGCCTCCTCGCTTGGCGGAGTGAAGCTCTGTGCTGTCTGTTGTAAACCCTTCTTTAAGGCCATAGTAATCTCCTACTTCTTTAGTTTAAGTGCGTCTGCTAGGTGCATTGCACGCTCAGTTAGTCGGTCTTCATTACCTGATGGGTCGGTGTACTTAGTGACCATCTCCTTTCGGACATCTTTATCTCTGCGATTATTCATTGCATCAATAAGCTTAGGCCATGTCTTATCACTTACATCACCAGTATTGTACTGTATGCTCTGTAGGATCTTCTGGTACTCGATAGGGTAGTCTGCATAGCCCTTGACGGACTGCGTAAGGCTCTGATCTGCATCTTTAAGTTTGTCACTCATTATGTCGTTAGCTATATCAACGGTGATTTCGCTCTGGCCCTCTTTGAAGCTCAAGGTATTACCCCTATGCTCAATATAGCCTTGCTTCATTTCTTTCTTACTGAGCTTGTATCCGAACCCCAGAGTAGCCGTTCCACCTTCCACACTTTCATGTGGAGTGAATACATTAGCTCCCCTGTCATATCCCGCACCCACGCCATTCTCGACGCCACGCATTGCTTGATTAAAGTCTCGCTCCACACCGACAGCTTGCTCGCTATCAACTGCTGTGAGAATGGAGCGTCCGGCTTTTTTACGATCTTGCTGGTGACGAGTAAGTCTTGCTCGACCTCTTCGGTCTGTTCTACTACCGTCCTCAGCCCAACTCTGGCGCTCAAGGAATCCATCTCTTCCGACCTTGATGTCGGAGAGTGGAGCAGGGCGACTAACAGGGCGACCAGTAACAGCGTCGTTAATAGTAAAGGTGCTTCGGCTCTTGCCAACTTCAAAATATAAGTTCTCTTTGTCATAGTCTCCTCCTGAAAGTAGTTGCTTCTCATGTAAGTCTAAATAGACGTCAAGTGCTTGGTTAAGGTCATCCTTATTGTTCAGCTCGGTAGCTGCCAATAGGTCGTTAGTAGGCATATCAATCAAATGGCCGGACTCTGTATTAGTCCAGTTACGATCAAGTGTCTTCTGTGCTAGCTCGGCTGAACCTTCAGCAGTTGCACCGCCTTTGTAGAACTGTAGAGCTAAGTCCTCTACCATCTCAGCGCGACGCTCAGTAACAGCGCTTGACTGTGTATTGAACATCATACCACCAGCAGAATGATCCACTGTGTCGATAGATCGTACCTCAGATGCTAGGTCTTCTCGTACAGACTTATCGATAACGCGAGGCTCATTCTTGGCCTTTTGTGCTGCAACAACGGCGTCAGACATAGAGCCTGTAGCCTCATAGTGAGCATCAAACACAGACATAGCCGCTAGGTCTTTAGGGGACGTGTGCGCTACCTTCATGTTATCAGACATAGAGTTCCATAGCTCCATAGTAGATTCAGCGCTATCACCTAGGTCTCCGTCCTCATTCACAACAGACATATCTGTTCGTAGTAAGGTGGTTATCTGGGCTTTGTACTCAGGATCTGTAGCAGAGTTAGCTTCTAGTAGGGAGTGATAGACGTCGCGAGAACTCTTGTCGATGCTGTCCTCTACTTCAGGGGTCAGCTCACCAGTCTCTCTCATCTCTGCCTTAGCATCTTCTGCACGCTCTAGCAGTATCTTCTTAGCACCAGTCATACCCTTCTTACGCATAGCAGCGTTGCCTGTGATATGGTTAAGGCCATCACGGCCCTCTTGGTTAGCCATAAGAAACAAGTTAGCAGCTCGGTCGTCGTCTGTCTTCTTAGACAAGTTGACCTGACCCTTGCGTATGATCCCAGCGATATATGCAGGAGAGTGTACTTGCGTACCATGCTCTTTGTTCTGCTTATCAGCTAGTTTGTATAACTGGTCAGGATCTAGGTTGGCCTCATAAGTACTCTCAAGTCCTATCTTCTGCTCAGCGACAGTACCAGCTTTACGTTGTACGTTAAAGCGGTTAGCCGTATTCTGTGCACCCTGTAGCTTCTTACTTCTATCAAACAAGGATACGCCATCTTTATTCTTAGTTTCTTTAGCCCAGTCGATAACCGCTACACGGCCCTGCTTGCCTTCAGATACTCCGAACTCGATAGCTCGATCTTGGGCTTCGTTCTGAGATAGTCCCATAGCGACGCCTTCACGCATAATCATAGCTACCTGTGATGCTCCCTGACCTTCAGGTGCAGACGCTACAGAAGCCATACGCTCATCTAGCGTATTTACTCGTTGAGTATGCTCGATGTTAATCTTATCCATATCTCTGTTAGCCATAAGCTGTGGGAGAGATGACTGGAACAAGTGGTTGAGTCGCTCTGTACCGTTACTTACATCTGATACACTGGCATCAGAGTTTTCACCTAACCAGCCTTGTCTAGTAGTCTCGAACTCATCAGCTATCATATCGTCGAACTCTGCATCAGTTCCAGTAAAGCTCTTAGAGGCAAGCCTTAAACGGGCATTACTCCTAGCTATGTTGTTCTGCATACCAACCATACTATGGGCCATCTTGCCCTCAGCTGTAGCTTCTGGATCTGGATCTAGTCCGCCTAGGGCGTTACTAGTCTGCTTGATCTCGTCACGCTTGATATTACGCTTCTTGATAGCACTACCTACACTAACTGCTGCACCTAATGCCTCTAGTATAGCTGGGCCTACTGGCTCCTTAGCATGGCCTACTGGCATATGCACTGGGGACTGGTCGCCCAAGTCACCTTGACCTACGCCACGACCAACAGACGGGCGCTTATTGACAAGGCCAGTCTTCCTACGTTGTATTTCATTCGCCATCTGTTGATCCTCTTAGTTAATTAGCCACGGACACCGATTGTAGCCGTTTTCTTGTGCTTGATCTTATTACGCTTAAAGATACGCATTTCCTGAGTATCTGTAAGTTCTATCTTCTTCTTAGTAGTCTTAGGTTTTGATAGGTACTTCTTCCGTATCTTATCTAGATGCTGTGGCATTAGCTGAATCCTCCGCCCTGAACATAAGCTTGAGCTGCCTTCGCTCCTGTGCGGAGAGTTGCGGCTGTCTTACTAGGCTTGGTTAATATTCGTGTATCCTTCTGTGAGTTCAATCCGTGGCGTATGCTACTAGATTGTCTCAACATCTCATGACCTTGTACCCTACGGTTGTGCATGATATTAGACATATCTCTACCACCGGAGGATCTCAGGTCTTGCATCATTAGATCAAGTGATCCACCAGAGTTACCAGAAGCGGCTTGCTGCGCACGTAATGCGCCAACGTCCTGTATATGCTGCCTCTTAATATCTAGAGTAGATCGTGCGTCATTGTCACGCTCGTCTGTCTCAGCTATAGACATCTCGCCGTACTGGCGGACTGCCTCTGCATCTTTAGCTTTATTAAAAGCCTCTTGCTGCTTACTCTGGGCCTTGTACATAGCTGATTGCTGCTTGTACTGCATAACACCTTGGGCGACCTGTAGTCCCCCCATTGCTGCGGGTGCGCTCATGATTAAATCCTCCTAGTACTCTGGGTGAATCGGCCTATAATCTCAATATCTCGGATTTGTAGGTCTAAATGATCGTCTGTCTTTATTTGTATCTGCATGTCACCAGCCTTGCGGCCAACTCCCATCTTGAACGAGCCTGCCTTCTGAGGAATGTATCCCCACACTGGCTGTAGCCCACCGAATGTACGGGTAGTAAAGAACTGTTCTTTAGTGTTACCGTTGATGTCAGTGAGGCTAGCTGTCATGGTCTCTGCCTTGTCGTAGTTCACGATGAACTGAGAATGCAGTACCTTGTCCAGAGTAATCGGTAGATCTTTGTGATCCTTGATTATAGGCTTGCTAGGTGTATAGCTAGACACATACTTACGCCCTATTATGACCGTAAGGTCAGCTAGAACGTCTGGTAGTTCCGTAGAGTGGAACTCGCCAGCGCTGTATGTGTACTCTAGAGGTATGCCTACTAGGTAGTCGTAGTCACCAGCAGAAGCCCCAGCATTAACTGAGTAACCTGTGATGATAGCTAAGCAATCGTCTGCTCCGCCAAGGTCGTCATTGGCACCTGTAGTAGAGTGACCAGTGTCCGTAGCTGTGAACGTAAAAGTATCCTTAGCATCTAATCTAACAGGTACGTGGTCGCTTCCATTTACAAACTCGGCTGGGTCTCCAAGCTCCATGCGGAACATATGACTGTGAGTGGTGCCGATAAGGGCTATGATTGTAACAGTATTACCTGTCATAACTAGCTTCTCAATAACCCAGTCAGAAGGGAACTCGTAGGTACACCAAGCGCTAATGGCTTTCTCTTTACCTGCCCAGTGCCACTTGTATACATATACTTCATTTGTGGTAGTACTGGTAGTGACTAGCATTAAGTCATCATTAGGACTAGTTACCATCTCTTTAACAGCACCGCCGATATAACGGGGTACATGCTCTGTGATGGGCCTAGCCTTACGTGTATCAAGGTCGCTGTCTGTGAAGAACTCTCGTATGCTTGAGAAGTCACCCTCGTCTATTGCAAAGAATATGCTATCACCAGCTGATACAGGAGGAGCTACAGGGGAGCTATCAAACGCTGTTGTGCTGACTAGCGTGGCTGTCTCTGCTGTCTGTATAACGTCACCACCAAGTTTAAGCTGTGCGCCTCGGCTGAAGATGATTAAATCCCCTTCGTGTATAACTGAGTGCAGTAGTGTATCACTTGATACCGTATCTGCTGTAAGCGAGATAGGATCATCTGAGGCAACGGCTACCACCGAGTTACGGAAGAAGTCGAAGTAATCAGCGGATCGTGACAGGCTAAGTGTGTCGCCTGCTAGTATATATAGGCGATCTTGGAAGATGCCCATGCTCTGTATAGTCTTGCCTACGAAGTCGGGTAGTGGGTTGCTGTCAAAATCCCCTGACTCCCTCTGATCCCATGATGCGTTGTTTACTGTGAAGTTAGCTAGGCCACCACCATCAAACCCTGTACGGGTGATAGTGTAAGGCATAGTGAGTACATCTATGGGGGAATCAGCGGCTAAGTAAAGCGCATCTGTCTCTTCCCATGTGCAGTTGCCTGTTATACCGCCATTATCTGAATTAGAGATAAGGTAGAACCCTAAGTCATCACGTGCGTTTGTCTCAACAACCTTGATGATAACACCGCTAATGACACCATGAGGTGGTAAGTCGGAGATTGTCTTGACCTGTCCGTTGATGGCTATAAAATCTTTACCCTGCCCACCGTCATCTTCAGTTGTTACAAGTATATCTTTTCCATTTGAGTTGTTTGTGATCTGTATAACACCATCAGTAGCATGAGCTATGCAGTTATTGGCGAAGGGTACATCTGCATTTAGGGCAGCTGCTAGCTCGGCTGCGACATTAGCGGGTCTAGCATCTGTCTCTGCGTTAGCGGCAGTAGCCTCTGGTGTAGTGTGGGTCACTGTTGTGATTGTCACGTTATTGCCAGCATCTACATCACGTACTGTAATAGAGTAAGTGCGGCCATAGTTAGTGAACTGAACCCAACCGAAAGCTCTCTGGTCGCCTACTGTCTCGATAGTGTTTAACTGATCTACTACCTGAGAGGTATCGTAGAGTATTGTAGTATCTGCTACAGTAAGAGCCTTTAGGTTCTCGCTAACGATAGGCGCACCAACTGAGTTATAGTCTAGTGCAGTGTTAGTGACGTTCTGCTCTACGCAGTTCTCGTCATATATCCGTACACCCTCACCTTCTTCTAGGACTACATAGTACTCTTCACCACCGTTGGTATAGTGGTGTATAAAGGAGTTACTTGCGTTCACTCCACCCATACCACCAACTAGAGAGGTACCTGCTCTACGCTGAAGCCCGAAGGTTCCAGACGATATCATATTAGTTTGTTCTGTGCATTGACCTTCACGGCGAGACTCTTCTGGTTGCTGGGATACGCCTTGAATGGGTCGGCCATAGCTCTGTGAAATCTTAGACATATCTGCCTCCTTTATCGTACGTGATCGCCGTTAGTGTCGAAGGGCGCATTGGAGCCGCCAGCCATGAAGCTATTAAGGGCTACAATGTTTCGATTGTGTGTATTCATGCCCACTGGATTCATAGCCAGCTGGTCTTTCTCTACCTGTATCTGTGCAGTCTGCGCACGGCCATCTAGTATCTGGTACCTGCTTACATCTCCGTCAATGTCTGCAACGAAGTCACGGACAGCTAGAGCTGTTGCCCATAGCTTCACGGAGATAGGTACTAGGCTGTAATCTAGCAGTAAGCGGAAGTCAACCGTGATCTCTGTACCGATGTGAGATAGGTCATAAGTGTGATCATCTGTATCATACAACTGCTGTCCACGAAGGACTATGTGGTTATACTTTGAGCCACCGTAAGGGATAACAGCTACAGCATTCGCGGGTGTGTACACGAACCCTGTAGTCGGGTCTACGGGGAGTTTCCAGTTCTTCTCTTTATTAAACCACCAGTCACGGCTTTGGATTTCAAGTAGCTTGTTCTCAATCATGGCTCTAGCAGATGATGCGTAGAAATCCTGATCTTCGATACTATCTACGGGTGCTTGGCCTGCTGCGAGTAAACATTTATTCATTGATTCTAATAGTGTACGGGCCATTTTATGCCTCCTAGTGGTTTAATAAAAAGAACCCCCTACCAAATAGTAGAGGGTAATATATACTACTTACTGATTAAACAGTAGTAGTCTGCTTAGCTTTACGTGCAGTACGTGCAGTAACGTCAGCGTTAGTTGAGTTGCCTTCTGTAGTAATAGTACCTACAGCTTCCCAGCGATCAGGGATAGCGCCTTCTGCAATCCAGCTGTCGATGAAGTAAGATTTGCTCTTCTTGTCAAAGAAGATGTCGCCAGATAGGGCGATTGAACGACCAACTAATAGAGCATCTTCAGTAAAGCAGATAGCAACTACAGCGTTATCACCAGCAACAGTGTTATAACGGTTGTCGTTAGATGCCTTAGATAAGATGCTAGTTGCGGTAGCCGCAGTAGGGAAACGGTTAGAAGGGATTACGCGAACTCCTAGAGAGGGAAGCATGAAACCATCAACCATGTTAGCGCCAACGCCTGCGAAGGTCTTAGATACTACGCGCTCAGAGTCACGTAGAACACCCATAGTAACATGGCTGACTAGTACTTTGATTTCGTCGATGTCCATTTCAGCGATCTGCATGTTCTCGATGCAAAGCTCAATGGCTGCTAACATAGAGTTAGAGCTAGCTGCTTGTGCAGTAGAGATGAATACTTCTTGAGAGAAGCCGTGACCAGACACTCGAGGTGCAGCGCTACGTGAAGTAGTGTTGTTGCTACGGGCGCCAAGGATCATCTGTTGAATAAGCATCTCGTCTTCCATCTTCTTGATCTGCTTAGTTTGCTTACGAGCAAGCTTGCTCTTTAGACCAGCGATATCGCCTTGAACGTCATGTAGTTGAGATACTGCGTTACGAGCGATTACCTGCGCGTCGATAACTAAAGCGTTCTTGTCAGCTTCTACAGGAGTAGCTGCAACGTCTTCTCCTGCCTGCATGGCCTGTAGAGAAACGTCACCCAAGTACTTGTTAGAAACCATGTTAGTTCCTGTAACTTCATCTACATCAAAGTACTGCATAAGGTTCTCACCTTTGATGTACTCTTCATGAACCTTGCCAGTAAACTTCTCGATTAAAAGACTGTCTACTTCACCGGACTGCGAAACTGCGATATTGCTTAAAATTGCTGCATCAGACATAATTAAATATCCTCCTTATTATATAATAACGAAAACAGGCTACCCACTCAAGAATGAGAGGATGAAACCTTTTGGTTCTTCTTAGGTAGCCACTCATTATCGAAATGGAGATAATCCATCCGACAAGCCAGCCTGAATCCGCTGTTAAGTTATTGATTTTATTAGATTTCCTACTCAATACCCTTTGCATGAGCTGCACGGCGCATACGGTCATACTTCTCTTCATTCTTGTAGTACTCGCCACTGAGCATTAGTTCACGGAAAGCATCGCCTGTTAGGGTACTAGATCCGTCCTTAGCAACTGTTTCACCAGCTACTAGCTCTAGGGTCTGTGTACCTTCAGCCGCTTCGTACCGCGACTTCATGTCCTTAATGGCTAGATCCTGTGCATATGCTGAGCCTGACTCCATAACTGCATTGAAGTCTTCAAAGGCGCTGTCGTCTAGGTTCTCGGTTGCCCAGTCAGACATTGAGTTCCAGTTGTCCTCAGAACCTACTACCTCTACTGCTGCTTCCCATGCTTTGGTAGCATCAGCTTCAGCTGTGGCGCGATCTGTGCGCATACCATCTACGTGCATATCGTTTAGGGTCTTAGTAGAGCTTAGGAAAGCGTCTACCATGAATGCCCCGAACTTCTCGTCTAGAGCCGCTCGCGTCTCTTCAGAGAAACCAAAGTCTCCCTCATATAACTCTTTCGATAGAACATCAATGTCTAGATCAGACCCCTCGAACTGCGCTCGTAGGTCGTCAGGTACTTCAATGTTTATCTCTTCCCCGTCGTAACTGAATTGGTGATCATCTTCTGTGGCTTCCTCTTCAGTCCCTTCCTCGGTAGTCTCCTCGGTTGCCTCTCCTGTGCCTTCATCAACGACTGTCTGTTCTTCTGTTGCAGTCTCTTCTGTGACAGCTTCCTCGGTGACAACATCTTCTGTCACTGGGTTCTCGGTGACTACTTCCTCGACGGTCTCTTGTGTTTGTGTTGGGAAACTAATGTGTTCTCTTTCTTCACTCATGGTATAATTCCTCTATTGTTGTTGCATCATATTTGGTATAGCCTTAGCGCCTTCTGCTACGGCTAGGTCTTGGTGAGCGGCTGCCTGCTCCGCTTCTTGGTTCTCAGTTACGGTATCCTCATCCAGTAACCATGTGACCTCTAGGTTCAAGGCAGTACTTATAGACTTAGCGTAATCGTTCCAATCTATTCGTCCCTGCATTGCGTCAGGCCATTGGGTAGGAACCTGCATCATCTCAGAGAACTGGGCTATCTTATCAAGATCGCCTATGCGTCCAAGTGCGTCAAGTCCTGTCAGGATCTTAGGCTCTATGTGCTGCTTCCACTTCTTCTCCCCTATCTTCAAGTCTCGTAAGAACAGCTCAGCTAAGGGCTGCTGTAGAGATTGAGAGAAGGAGGTGTAGATGCCACCTAAAGAGGTTTCAAGCTCTCCTGCGTCCAGTCGTAGCTCATATGTGGTGACTCGCTCTGCATCTCTGCGGTTAAGCGAGTTCATCATAAAGGCCATGCCGATACGCTTCTTGTACTCGTCGATTACGTTAGCTACTAGCGATAGGTCAGCGAACTTGTCAACCTGAAAGGCTAGCAAGTCCTCATGATCACCAACCCCAACGTGCCCTGTGTCAGCAGAGATAAAAGCTGCTGCGTCCAGTATAGCCCCCGGCTTTTGGATATACTTAATATCTGCCATGTTCACAGCACCTTTAGCAAGGGCCTCTGTGAGCATTTCCAGTACGTTAAAGTCACCCGCGTGGTCTTCTACTAGCCCTCGTCCGTAGTCTTCACCATAACCAAGATTCCAAACTAGAGGAATCCAAGGGTTATCTTTCTTCTTCTTTGTCTGCATCTTAGTGATGTTGTCCCACTCGTCAGCGCTCTGTGCTATGTGCCACTTGTTGTCAGCCCCGACCCAGATGCATTGAGTGTATATCGTCACTTCATCAGTCTCTTTGTATTTCTTCTTACCCTTGCCAGCTGCCGACTTAATCGCGTTCTGCTCTTCCTCAGTGAAGTCACGTAGCTGTTTGGTAGTAGCTACTATGGTCTCCTGAACTTCGCCAGTAAGCGCTCGTCGAACAACGTAGTTAGTCAGGGGTATACATTGCACAGGAGAGGTCTTGTCATCAGCAACATACATAAGTGCATTACCAGTACAGGGTAGGTGCTTCATAGCTAAGTTAATAGCATTCCGAAGCTTACGCTGGATCTGGTCATTCTTACTTTTGTTCTCTGCTTTTGATAAAGCCTTCTTCAAGTCCTCCTCAGTGATACTTTCGCCTTCAAACTGCTCCGCAGCTTCCGCTGTCAAGTCTAGTTGGAAGAAGTTACGCTGGGGCGGGAACAATGTCACAGCTAGCTTGTTGGAAAGGTGATTAAGAGCTTGCGCTCCAATGCCCTGCCAACCATGCGGAGAAGATCGCTCATTAGGGTGTTCGTCGGATTCAGATAGTAAAGACTTAACTGTAAATCCGGCATAAGTTCTAGCCCTATCCAGATACCCCGAACGCTTCCTAGCTAGCTCTTTGTATCTCTCTTGTAGTTTAGCATGTTTATTGTTCATATTATCTCCTATACTTTAACGCCAGACACAGGACGTGCCAATGCACGTTTACCTGTCTTCTTACGCCCACTTGCTTTAACGCCTGTCTCAGCGTCGGCGCCTAAGATAATGTCATCAGCTGCCGTTGACTCTTGACGAATCTGGCGAGGTGCGACTGGCTTAGGTGGTTTGGGTGCTTTTGGTGTCTTCATACTCATTTTATAACTCCTTACGGTGTTGTATACCTACTTTATGATAACCTAAGTGAGTGTACAGCTCAGAGGTTCTACCCTCTGTTATACCGGACGCTATACTTAATGCTATCTGCTTAGCCCCGCGCTCCTTGGCAATCTCCTCATAGCGCCTTATGAGCTTTACGCCATACAAACCCCCACGGAACTCAGGGAGAATATAGAACACATTATCTGTAGCAATAAGCTCTTTACTCCATGGGAGGTAGCTTGTCTGTCCCCAAAGAAACCCAATAACAATACCTTCGCGAACTGCAACGAGGAAGATATTATCAGGATCTTTGAGAGAGAGTGCCATAGTCGTCATACAAAATTCTACATCATAGGTCAGCGAGTCGTGGTAACGAGCCTCTGCTGCGTACAGAGGGCCAAGCTCTCCGCAACATCTCAATGAGTCTAGCAGAACTCCGTCCCTAATCATAGCTTAGATCGAGTGGTTATGTCTTGAGCGAACTTGTACGCTCCTATAACTGCGCTCTTCTCAGACTCAGAAGATTCGGGCTTCAATGCTTTAAGCTTCTCTAGTGCGTAGAACTCGATAGCCTCGGTCATCTTAGGGTCTAACTTGCGTAGCTGGTCATTAGCTTTTGTGTAATCACCTCTCATCAGAAAGCCTCCATAATACTATTAACATCAACGCCTGCATCTTCTGCTTCCGCTCGTAATTCAGCGTCAGGCTCGATGCCTAACTCTGCGTGTGCTTCTATCTTAGCCTCTAGGTCTACTGACCTAGTAAGCTCATCTACCCAAGACTGGGCAGCTTCTTTAATATGGGACATTTATCCCTCCTAATTTCTTTAGTATTTTGTTTAGTAAGTACTCCGGCGTTGCCTCTGTACTTCTCAGTATTTGAATTGTGCGTTCTGGGTCAGCAGACTCAACGTAGGCACGGGCGTCTCCCATGAATGAGAAATTAGGGCCAAAGAGGCGTACGACTATAACGTCATGCTCCTTCTCTAGCTCTAAAACCTCTTCTGGGAACCCGCCATCAGTGATAATAGCCACGTCTACAAGTGCGTCATCTACCATTGCAGCAAGTCTACTTCCGTAGATACCCTTACCCTGTCTCCTTTTTACTACATTTTCACTAACATGAATAAGCATCTTACGTGGTGACAGGCCCATGTGATTGATTTCACGACCATATGGGCATAAGAAGCTCTGATCTTTAAGGTCTCTGTCTGCACATGCTTCTTTAAAAGCGAGCTGGCAATGATATAGGTTGTAGTACTCTATAGTGTCCACCATAAGCGACTTCTTGAACTCAAAATGACCTGCTTTGCTGCTGGTGCAATCATTGATGTAATCTATAAGCAACTTGCCGATAGTGTCCTTCCCTATCCCAGCTGGGCCGTTCAGGATGATACATAGCTTTTTCATTAGTATTTCTCCAATAGTCTTTCAAGACTTACGAACTCTGCGTCGTAGTCTAGGTAGCCGAAGCGGTTAGTGAATGCACGGAGGTGATTAAACCCTCTAATCTCTGTGTTATTAGCTCCTCGGTAGTCTTCATCCTGTGGGTAGAAGGCTCCTGCACATATACCAAAGTGCGGACGTCCCAGTAGATTCTGGCGACGTGCGTATTGGTGCTGTTGCTGGTGTCCGTGTACGAAGCTGTGAGGGAACTTAGAGAGCTTACCCTCCATTGCACCTCCTACAGGCTTACCCGACATAGGGTTCTCTAGGTAATGCACGAAGCAGATGTCATTAATCCACAGTGGCACATTCATCTCATGTACTTCCCAGCCCTGATCCAGTACGAACTTATTCAGATCGAAGCAACCCTCTAAAACAGGGTGCTGTGAGATAAAGCGTTTTAGGCGGTTCTCATGGTTCCCCATGAGGAAGTGCTTCTGCGGGTTGTAATCTGTTTCATACTCTAGATTCATATATTCAGTGTAGTCCATGATGATCTCGAAGGCGTCAAACCCAGCCTGCAAGTCAGCGTAAAGGCGCTTGCCTTCTGCTTCTTTAGGTGAGGCGTAGGTAGATAGGCTCTCAAAGTCCCAGTGATCCCCGATGTGTACGATAATGTCTGGCTTATGCTTCCAAATGTAAATAGCTAGTGACTCTAAGTGGTGCACTGGCGAGTTAGGTGTAATCTGTGTATCGGCAATAACCAGTATATCCTGACCAGCTGCTTGAATGATCTTAGGTGGGTTGATCTTCTCTCCCTTATAAGACTTCAAGGTCTTCAGCTGGTAGGTAAACTTCTGTCGGCTCATGCTTAGGGCTTTAGCAGCCTTAGTACGGTTGCCACCGAACAGTGCTAGGGTACTCTCTAGCTCATGTAGTGATAGTTCAATCATATATTAAACTCCTGTTAGTCTTTTAAGAATCTCTGCCTCTCTGGCCTTCTTCTTAGCACGAGCTTTACGAGCCTTGGCGTTTCGGGCTAGTCTCTTAGCGTCGTCGTCTTTGTGTGTAGGATGAATCAACCCCGATGGGTTGTTCTCATGTTCGTTGTAGTAATCAACTAGCGCCTGTAGGAATACCTTAGTGTCTTTGGTCTTTCCGTACCCGTTCGCTAATCTCTTGATCTTGCCTTCGGCACCATTACAGCCACGGCATAGTGCAGCTCGTACCATGCCTGTTCTATGGCAGTGGTCAAGTACTATATTTATAGGCTGTATGTTGTACAGGCAACCCTTGCAGAGAGGGCACTGCCCCTTCTGCTTGGTTACTAGGTCACGCTTTACATTAGCGATATCCTTTGTCTTTAATTTGGTGGTCGCCATAATTCGCCCTCCTTCTCTTGCATCCAAGCAAGTCTAGCCTGCTCTCGGAGCATAAGCTCTGGTGTCAGAAATATATCAAGCCCTGTATCCCAGCAAGTTACATTAATACCGTCGCCTAGCTTCTCTCTGTACAAGCTAAGGGTAGCCTCGTACAACTCAAGCTCCGTCTCGCAGTCTTTGAGCGTCATGTAGGCCAACGTACCGCCTGCGCCTTTAAGGCCGCTGTAACCGTCCACGGTGTCTCCCATGATGCACTGCGCGTAGAAGAATGATAGGCCAGAACCTCGGAGCTTGTGAATGTACTCAACAATCTCAGTCCCATTCTTAATTCGCTTAGTCTTTGGCTTGCCCTTGTTAGGGCCACGCTGGAATCTGTCTATACATGCCTCGTCATCACCTTGGTACGGTTCCCCGTCCTTCAGCCACACGACGGTGTAAGCAACAGCTTCTTTAGTCCTGTACTCCGGCTCTAGCTCTCCAATGCCCCACGTAAAGGTCGTGGTGAAATCTGTAGGGTTACAGTTATAACCACGGACTATGCGAAGGTCTTTATCTTTAGAGACTATAACCGTCTGTGCGTAGAACCTCTCCATCTCCTCACTATCCCGTAGACTACTGGTCTGCTTGATACTCATTAGATCGTCAGCTTCGCAATTGTCAGACATGATGGCGTTATGCTCTGCCCATAGGTGATACCTAAGCTCCTTGAAGAACGGAGGCTTCTCAGCTTTCCGTGTCCCCTTGTATTGCTGCTGTATAGCTACCTCATTACGGAAATTAGTATCCCCTGTGATATAGATAATAGCAGAGTCGCAGATGGCGCCAGTCACCCACGAATTAAGAAGGGCGTCCATCACATTACATCGTTCAGCTAGGTACTTGCCATCCTCATCGTAGGTTGCTCTATGTTCATCAGAGCCGTGCCCTACGATATAGGGTAGCATGTCCCCATCAATGAGCGCGGTACGTTCACCAGTGGTAGGCCAAAGACGGAAGTGCGAGACAGTGTCAGCACTGTCAAGCTCTATTCCGAAATCAAACATCTTAGTACTCTTCCTCACAGAAGCTAGCTCCGGATGAAGACTCTGACGGTGCTTCTTGTTCAACCTCCCCCTGTGCTGGTGCAACTTTAGGTGCATCTACAGGGCCACCGAAGTTACAGAACTTCTCGTTCTCAGCTTGGATCTCCTTAATGATCTTCTGCATGTTACTACCGTCGTAGTTAGCGGCTTCCATACCAATAGAAACTAGCTCTAGGTAAGGGTTCAATGCACGGATATTTTCCTTGGTGTAGTCCCTGTCGAACACTACGCCGTAGTTTGTGGATAATGCAGGAACCATAGACTCGAACTGCGCGGGTAGCTCGGAAAAGCCACCAACACCAACGTACTTAGGTGTACCGTCTTCATTAGTGCCCTTGCCTGACTGTACAATGTTCACAGTACATGCGCTGCCTACGATATCGTCAAAGTTGTTGCACTTAGGGAATGCTGCTAGGAACTTAGTAGCGTTAGCCTTTGATCCTTTCTTTAGGGCCATGTCCTTAGATACGAAAATACCTGTACCCTCTGTGATGTCACTAGCGTCTAGTAATTCTAGGACGATAGACACGTAAGGGGCTGCTGGCTTAATCTCTCCCTGCCACTCTGGGGTATATACGCCAAGGTGGAAAATACCTGCTACGCGCGCTGTGTGAGAGCCTACTGTTGGGTTTACGAATGTCTTACTACCTGCTGCTGCTGCTACTTCTACGCCGAAATCAAAACTCATGATATTAATCCTCTTATTTAGTTGTCTTTTTATTTGTTTGTGTGGGTGCGCTGACTGTCAGTTCGACATCAACTTTACGGAAACGAAATGTTGGGGATATGTTCTCTGCATATATCACCATAACTGATGACCCTTTTTTAAAGTACACAATTTCACCGTCAGGTGCGATAAGCAGCAAGTCACCATGGTCATCTAGGTACGCCTCGCCTACCTCTAGTTCGTGTATTAGTAAGGTCTCTTCTTCAACGTACTTGTTTATTTTTATCATATTACCCTCTTTAAATTAGTGTGTATCTGCCCAACTGTCGCCAATTGAGTACTCGCCTGCTAGTGGACAACGAATCTTTAGGAATTCCCCTGCTTTCGTCATACCCTCAGCGAGTATCTGGCCTGCTGGGTGATATTGCCGTGTGGCTGTTGTGTCATTTACCTTACTAGGAGCTGACCACATACGACCTTCTGTGTCGATATGCACTCGCTTCTCTTCGTCTTTCCAATTACCGTACTCGTATTCTATACTAAGCACTTCGCTGGCCTCTACTTCCATCTGGATTTCATCATGCACGTTAGCTACGAACGCTGGGTGCCCTGTCTCGTCCAGACCTACACCTCGCTTGCGCATCTCTATGTCAGCAAAGCACAGCCCGTATTTCATAGTTAGGGAGCCTGTGGTTTGTAATAGCACGTTAAGTAAGGTGTGAGTAAGAGGTTTACCATCTCGGCTACGGATACGAGCTTGACGCCCGTCTACTGCTATAAGGTATCCACGATCTGCCACAATCTCAAGTCTGTTTCTGAGAGCTTCGAGTGCTGGCAGTGATTCCGCGAACTGTCTTAGTACAATTTCCATAGCTTTGTGTGTCATCCCGCACACCTTGGCTAAGTTGGCTGTCCCTGATCCGTATAAGAAGGCGTAAATAAACGTCTTAGTTACATCACGACTGGGCAAGCCTGCCTTGTCTTGGTTGTACGAGTGTATGTCACCGTTTAATACTACATCGGTGTATTCTTGGTCATTCATGAAGTGAGCTAGCATACGGAGTTCAAGGCCGGAGCCATCACAACCTAGTACTTTCTTACCCTCACTTGCAATGAAGAGGTCACGTAGCGGACTAAGGCCACGTGATGGTATGTTCACCACTACCTTGTGCCTCATACGTGAGGTGTTAGTAGCGTTCGGGAAAGCCTCTGCTGGCGCTCTCCAGTTCTCCGTTGGGTCGGTAGGCCACTTTCCGTTAGTCTCAAAGTACTCTACAGAAGACTGCTCGTACTCTGGGTTGAACAGCTTAGCCATTAGCCCCTTACAGCCCTTTGGAGGGAATTGCTTGAAGTCTGCGTAGTGTTCCATGTCCTTGATGTTAAGTATTTGGTTGGCTCGGCTGAATAGCACGTACCACTGACCAATACTCTTACACCATGCAGGCATACCACCACGAAGCTCCCAAGCTGCTATAGAGTCCTCGTCTATCTTACCGCACCAAGGGTCTAGGGTTTCCCCGTCGTCCTGCTTGCGTGTCTCTGTATCGCTTAGGTTCACGCCTAACCAGCCATGCTTATGTAGAAGCTGCTTGATTAAGTCCCTTGAGCCTAGGCCGACCTCTTCATAGACCACTGGGGTGAATGGCCCCTGCACCATAGGTGACTTGTAGTCTGTGATAAAGCCAGTACACTCTGGATATCGCTTAGTTACTGAAGCTGTGAACTCCCCGCTAGTGTTGCTTTGCTGTACGGGGTTGTCTGCTAGCCATGCCTTTTGGGTTACCCCATCCGGCTTTCCGCTGATTGAACACCACGTCTTAGGTGTAGGCTTCTTAGTGATAGCCTTAACCTCAGTGGCGTATGATCCATGTTCGCATCCGTTAAAAGGCACTGGTAGTTTCTTTTTCTTGATACGCAGAGGGATATGGGGGCGGAATTGGGCCTCAGTCGTCTCTAGCTTGTCGCACAGGTCTTCCCAAGTCTTTAGGGCTAGTCCTGTATTAAAGCGGAACCCTCGTAGCGCCTGACGTGCGATAGCGAATGCTACACGTAGCTCGCACTTGTATGCAGTCTCTATGTCCAAGCCTGTTGCCTTGTTCGGGACTGCTAGGTGCTTATACCACTCACCCATTAACTTACGGTACAGGCTGTGTCCGATTTCTACATCTTCCACACAACGATGTATCATGTGGTCAGTTAGTTTAGACCAGTCCTCATTCTCAGGCTTATAGCGCCCTATCTCGATACCGTGTGCCTCGATTGAGTGCGGCCCTACGTTTCCCTTGCCAATATTATAGGCTTGGAACGGGGGCTTGCGCTCTGGGTTGAGTACACAAGACATGACATAGGTGTCCATAACTTGGAAGGGGTACTTGTCGTCGTTACGTTTGCCGTAGTAGTTGAAGTGGAACTCCTTTCCAAAGACCTTTTCAAATGCTAGGGCATCGTAGCCGCTGAAGTTCTGCGATATAATAACCTCGCACTGTCGTATAAACTTGATACCTTGATCGAGGTCGCCATCTCTGGTGTCCTCGGATAAAAGCTTCTCCCGATTCTGCGGGTCTCGCTCTGCATACGCGTCAAAGAATACGAACACCTGTCCGGTATCTGCATCCTTCGCCACGATGATGTGCATAGAGGATTTATCCCCTGCACGAAGCTTACGGACAAGGCCGATAGCTTCACTGTCAAGGACTAGCTTTCGTCCTTTTCCGCTTAATTCGTTCATAATTATCTACCTTTACACAGATTCTAGTTCATGATCTACTTCTAGCTTGCGAATTGTAAGATCCGCTAAGTGACCTAGGAGCAAGTCAGCTGTGCTAGACGCCTCATGACCTAATATACCTATCACTTCCCATAAATCATCCGAAAGTGTCTTTAGAAGATGCAACTCATGCTGCTTGCGTCCTATCTTCTGTTTTTCTATTTCTTTTAAATTGTCATTCATGTTTATTTACCTTCTGAAATGAAGAGGATATCCTCTAGTGTTGATCTAAGGGATGCCATGTCCAGTATTTGGTCATGTAATAGATCATATAGCTGTCGGTGTTCTACGATGAAACTAGCGGCGCAGTTATCAAGCCACTCGCTTGTCTTAACTGCTCGGCTCGCTAGGTTCTCGATCTCCGCCTGTACTCCACTTGTATCAATCATACCATACGGGCTCCGCCTTTGTAAATCCCTGCATATTCATAAATGGTCGGGCGAACCTAATACCCTTACTGCTAACGTACGAAACGCCTAAGTGCCATATCTTATCCTCCTTAATGTTCAAGCGAGTAAGGATTACACAATATGTCCCTCCATTAGTGTGCGTGATAAGGTCTCCCTCTTCTAATAAAGCTGCCTCTGAGTGTGTCATACCTTGTAAGCCTCGTCGTTGCCTTGAACTACTCGAATATTTCGGTCAAACATGCTTGGGTTCAGTAAGTCGTCAGGCTGTGGCACCTTGTGCTTGTCTGCTGCTGCGAAAGTATTATTAGCTGTCTCTAGGCTAGAGTTCCGTAGCTCTAGGCTCTTAACCTTCTCGCATAGCTCCACTATCACGTAGTTAGGTACTACCGTTACACTGTCGAGACCTCGATCTTTAATACCAGCTGTTAGGCTAATAGCTAGTTGGTCTAGTTGGTCGTTGTTTTCACTCATATTAATTCCTCTGCTTTTTGGCCCACTTCTAAGAGTCTGCCATCATTTGGGTTCATGTTTAGTTTGATTGTCTTACCTGTGGATACTCCACGGATACGAGACTTTACGATTCGTAATGTAGTCATACGCTTTGCTTCGTCTGTCATTGCCATAGTATCACGCTCAATGCCTATAACTACGTTAGCCCAGAAGCTAATAGACCCAGACCCTCGGAAATCACCGATACTAACAGTGCCGCCTTCCTCATGAGGTATAGCACCGTCATTAGTTCCTCGCTTGAGGTGAGAAACTAAGTGAATGGTTATAGGCTTCTCGTCTTTGAAAGTACCGATGCGGCGCATTGCGTCATCAATAGCCTCAACTTTAGAGCCTTTACCTTGCTTCATTTCAATAGCGGTCAGGTTGTCAAGTACAATAGTCTTGATCCCCATCTCTACCATCTCATTCATAATAGTCATAACCGTGTCGATGTCCTTCTCTCCTCCTGTATCAGCGATAATCAGGGAGTCTAGGGCTTCTAACTGGTTAAGTGCATCTGTGCTTTGTTCTTCTGTGTAGTCTAGGTCAGCTGAATAGCCCTCTTCACGGGGGTTATTAATAGGCGGCTCTTGTAGTCGCTTGTTTATAATCTTACCAGCGAAGCTACGAACAGTCTCAACGTTAGGCTCTTCTAGGTAAATAACTCCGACAATCTCGTCATAGTTACGCATACATTGGAACACGACCTCTTTAGTTGTCTCAGTCTTACCTACACCAGACCCAGCACCCCAGATGTACAGTGAATGCTCTCGCATACCGAACGTTAGAGGGTTCAGAGAGGGCCAAGGCCAAGACTTACCCATAGTAGGCATCTCTTTAGCTTTCTCTATTAAAGAACTCACAGAGCGAAGCTTACCGCCACCTGTTGTGTCTTGTGGGGAGAAGTACGCAGAACAGAACTCAGCGGCTTTACCCTGTATGATGCAGTCGTTTGGGTCTTTACAGCCTACAGGCATAACAATACGCTGACACTTGCCACGGAACAGGCGTGATACGGTCTTGGTTAGTTCTTTTCCGGTTTCGTCATCATCAAAAGCCAGTAAGATTTTACTGAACTTGTTGATGTGATCCTTGTTATGGATAAACTCTTCAACAGCCTTTTCACCCTTCATAGGTGACCAGACATGGGCCAGCTTACCCGCATACGACGAGTTCTTGGCATTAGATTCAGAGATCATCTGGAAAGCTGCCATAGCGTCACACTCTCCGCCAGTAAGTACTAACGTATGGTAGAATACTCCACTGTCTACCACTTCTTTAGTGGTATTCATACCAAAGAGGTCTCCATTACCGAATAGCTTACCGATGTTTCCACGGGTAAAATCTTTAGGTAAGGTTCTGCACTTAGCGCCAGTAAGTACTCCATTATCGTAGCGGGGGTAGTAGTGCCGCTCCACTTGGTTTTTCTCATCAACTCCACAATGGACGTTGTAAACCTTAGCCGCTAGCCCTTTGATCTTGCGACCCTCTAGGCTACGTACCTTTAGTTTATTAAAGTAAGCTATTTCGTTATCCCACTGGGCCTCTTTCTCTTCACGCTCTAAGTCATTCATAACATAGTATGCGTTCTCGTTAGACATGCCAGACATAGCCAGAGAGCGCGTATAAGGAGAGTTAATTTTCCCCTCATCAAGCAACGTCTGATACTGTTGCGTCGTGTAGCGGATCTTACCGTTGATCTCAGTGCTAAGTATGAAGTCTTCACCTGTTGGGTGTACATAGTGAGACTCTCCGTCACGGTGGTATGTACTACGGTTGCATAGCATGCCCCCATCCTCAAACACCATAAGGTGGTTGCCAGACGAGTCGTGGCCGTTCTCTTGGCACTTAGGGCAAGGTAGGTTGGATACAATAGCCATATTATTTAGTCTCCTGAGAGCGCTTGAGGTCTCTTGTGCTGCGATTCATGTTTCGCTTGATCTTAAACTTCTTGGTAGCTGTTAGACTCTCGTCGTCATATCTTTTCTGGGGACGTTGACGAGTAATCTTCACTGTATTACTGTGGTTCATGGTGTTTCCTCTTAATTATTAGTAAGCGCAGTTCTCGTATGTGCTGTTTACTGCTTCTTCTACTTGGATAGCGAATTCTCGCTTACAATATTGTTCTGAGTAAATAGCGCTACATGGTAGCTCTTCACCTTCGTGAGACAGTACGCCATCTACAACCCAGCTGATATCATTGCGCTCTTTAAGGGCGGTGATACTTACGGTTACGTCGTCCAACTCAATATCAAGTAATGTAGTGAAGGGGGTGTTATTCATGTTAAGTCCTGTTTGTTTAAGTTAAAAGTTTGTCTCCGTATTCTTAGGCTGCCGCCTATTATTTCCCGACCCCCCTAGTAGCCCTTATGGGTAAAGGCTTACTGGGTGTTTTTAAGGGGTGTTTTCAGGGGGGTGTAATTATGCCGATTTTCGGCTATGCATCTCTGCCGCATTTACCTGACGGGAGACGAACACACAAGTTGTAGGGCCATACACTTTCTTCTCTATACCTTGCTGTAGTATGTCCTTATCTAGGTCTTGGCCTTCTTTATGGTTACACTCGTAGAACTCTGCGAAGTTCTGATAGTTGTGCCAGTCCGGATGTACAGTGACTCCCTTAGCTCCGTAATACTCATAGGCTGGGACAGCCTCAACATAACAACGCATAAGTATTCCTTTCCATACATTATAAGCAGGTACGGCTTTCGTATTAATAGATACGGGGTAATCACCAACACCAGCGTAGCCTACTCCACACACGTTAGGTCTAAGAGGGTCTCTTACTTTCTTGCGGCGTAGGCAGCTTAAACTTACTACAGTCTCGTAGCCAGTCTCTAAGAACTGTACGTGCATGTTTCCTGCATCGTTTCTATCTAGTATCTTTAACTTACCATAACTCTTTGTCTCTAGGACATAGCCCACCACGTATTTAAAAGGACGTCCTACTTTGTTAATGTTATCTGCTTTTGTTATCATGCTTATATTCTCTTAGTTAATTAGTATCAAAACAAGGTGTGCCGTTAATTCAATAAAGCCCCCCTCCCCCCTAGTCTCTTTCTTTTCTTCTTCTGTCTTCTTCTTTCTCTTCTGTCTTCTTGTAGTCTTCTAGTGTCTTCTTGTAGTCTCATGCTCCGCATCGTTCTCTAGGTACTGTCTTTCATAGGGAAAGAGGAGAGAGAGTAATGTGTGTTCTTGGTCTTCTTGTGTCTACTAGCGTCTTACCGTTAGTTTCTAGCGTTTACCGTTGGATAGGAAACCTTTCGGTTCTACATAGGAAGCCTTTAATAATTTATTAGGGCTTTCCAGATACAAAAAAGCTCCCAATCTTTCGATGGAAG